TTAAGGGCTTATCAGGAGTACGGTGACCAATGACCACATTCAAAGAGGCTTGCAACCACGAGTACCAGTACTGCTGGATTTATAAGGCGTATTTGTGTATCTATTGTGATGAGATGAGGAAGGTGGAATGAATACTTTCTTAATGATTATGGGTATTTCTGTTTACATATTAGCTTTCATTCTTGTAGTGGCGAAACAGATTACTACATCGACTGCTATTAAGTGGACAAAGTGGGATGAGGCAAAGCCAGTAATTTTATTATTTGTTGCAATCGTAATGGTTGTTGCGCCAATCACTTATTTTATGGAGCTAATACCATAAGCAATTAGCCGCAATCACCCAACAAACCCCAACTTAATTAACACAACACTAGCCCTATTCACAACGAATGGGGCTTTTTCATGGCTGCGAATAAACGAGAAATTAAAACACCGGGTGTGACTGCTGAGCAGAATCAAGAACAACAAGCACAAACGCCTGAAACAAACCAAGACACATCGACTAAAGATCAGGCTGACGCGGCTTTAGGTCATATCACTGGTGGTGATGATCAAAACACAGGTGAAACTGGTCCAACTCAAGAAGAACTATTGCGCCAAGAGTTAGCGCAGATGCGTGCTCAAATTGCCGAGCTAAAGAAGTCTACGCAACCAGAAGCGCCAAGTGCCGCTGGTGCAGCACAGCCTAAAAAACGCATTCCTGTTTTGACTGAAAAGGGCTGGTCAACTAAGGAGGCGGACTAATGTGCGGAGGCGGATTAGGAAAAATCCTTTCATCTGTGACTGACATGGTTGGGCTTACAGATACCAAAGGCGCTTCAAAAGGTTTTGATGCAGAAGCAGCAGATGCAGCCGCTAAAAACCAAGCTCAATTAGATGCAAATGCAGCAACGGCAGAGCGTCGTAAACGTAATGCTTCAACTGTTTTGGCGTCTGCTACAGACAACCAAAAGAAAACAACTTTAGGCGGCTGATATGAGTGAGCTAGTAGCAAGGTTATGCAAACGCTTAAGCGAGCTTAAAGCAGCGCGAAACCGCTTAGAACCGCATTGGTCTGAGTGCTATCGCTATGCGGCCCCTGAGCGTCAGCAATCGTTTATAGGTGATGATGTAACAGATACACGTAAGACACAACGAGCTGAGCTATTAGATTCAACACTATCAGAAGCAACGCAATTACTTGTATCGAGCATCATTTCAGGGACCACGCCAGCCAATGCGCTGTGGTTTAAAGCTGTGCCGAATGGCGTGGATGATCCAGCCGAACTCACAGAAGGTGAGAAGTGGCTGGATGAGGTGTGTCAATTCATTTGGCGCAATATTCACGGTGCTAACTACGATAGCGAAATCTTTGACTTAGTTCTCGACTGTGTGGTTGCTGGTTGGGGCGTAATGTATGCCGATGTAGATCGTTATGCAGGTGGGGGCTATGTATTCCAGACATGGGATATCGGGCAATGCTATCTAGCTTCAACACGTCAAGATCAGAAAGTTGACACGCTCTATCGTGAATATGAAATGACGATGGCCGCGTTAGTCAATGAGTATGGCGAAAACAAGGTCAGTGAGAAGGTTCGTAACACTTACAAGTCCAAACCAGATTGCAAGGTTAAGGTCTTGTGGGTAGTTGAGCCGCGTAAAACTGGTTACATCAAAGGTGATCGTCAATTGATGCCGAAGGAAATGCCTTTTGCGTCTTATCACGTTGAAGTTGATGAAAAAAATGTTCTTCGTGAGACTGGATACAACGAATTTCCTTTTGTAATTCCACGCTTTAGAAAGATTCCAAATTCAGTTTATGGAACTGGTCAAGTCTCTATTGCTTTGCCAGACGCTAAAACAGCTAACAAGTTAATGCGTGACACCTTGCGTAGTGCCGAAATCTCAACTCTAGGTATGTATGCAGGTGTTGATGATGGCGTTTTCAATCCAAGAACTGTGCGTCTTGGTGGCGGAAAAATCATTGTCGTTAATGATGTGAACTCATTGAAGCGCATTGATGACGGCAAGGGTTATCAAGTTGGTGTTGATTTGTTAGCTCATCTTCAAGGTGCAATCCGTAAAAAGATGATGGCAGATCAGTTGCAGCCTGCCGATGGTCCGGCAATGACAGCAACCGAAGTGCATGTACGTGTTGACTTAATTCGTCAGCAATTAGGGCCGCTGTATGGTCGTTGGCAAGCTGAATTATTAACACCTTTGTTAGAGCGTACTTTTGGGCTTGCTTATCGTGCAGGTGTGATTGGTGAAGCACCACAAGAAATGCAAGGCCGCAATCTGTCATTCAAGTTTATTTCTGCTTTGGCCCGTTCACAGCAACTTGAAGAAGTCACAGCAATTGAGCGCTTCTTAGCTGGAATGTCAAACGTAGCACAAATAGATCCATCAATCCTAGACAACGTAGACATGGATGCCGTAGCGCAAGTTTCAGGCATGGGCTTAGGTGTGCCTACAGCAATTCTACGTACTCAAGATCAGATCGATGCAATCCGTAAGCAGCGTCAAGAAGCACAGCAACAAGCTGCACAACAAGAACAAGAGCAGGCTCTAGCACAACCACTTGCAAATGCAGTCGGTAAGGGCCTTGAGTCTGAATTAACCAGTGAGACACGACAATGATTAATGTCCTTTTTGTAGTTGCAGTTCTTGCCTTTATCGTGGCTGCTGCATTTGCCATAGCTTACAAAGCCAGTAAAGAAGAATGGCAGGAAAAGTATTGGGCTGAGAACCGCTTGCACTTAGATACCACCATTCAATTGGCTAAGTCACAAGAGGAATTAGATAAAGCCAATTCACGAATTCAGCAGCTTGAAGAAAGCCTCCGCAACAAGGAACAGAAGCCCAAAGAAGTTGGAACTTTTGTTCAACACAGAGCATTACGCCCAGCAACGCCAGAGACATATCGGGTCGTGTTTGATCTGGATCTGAACGGGCAACGCATTCTTGAGCATCTGACCCAAAAGTATTGCCGCAATGCCTTCTCAAATACAGACCGTGAAACCAATTACAAGCTTGGTCAACAAAGCGTTGTGGCTGGAATCATCAATGAAATCAACAAAGCAAATGACCCAAATTACAGTGAGGTAGAGAACGATGCTTAATGAACAACAAGAGACAAACACAGAAAACGTTCAAGCAACTGAACAAACTCAAACAACACCTGTGGATACAGCAACGCCACCAGTTGAGAGCCAAACTCAAGAGCAGAAACAGCCAGAAGCTGAGACAGAAACCAAACCAGATATTCCTGAATCTGCTGACGCTTACAAAGTGGAGTTGGAAGGCTTTGATTTCGATGCATTCAAATCTAATGAAGATAACAAAGCTTTTTTAGAAAGTGCTCATCAAGCTGGACTAACCAATGAGCAAATGTCGGTGGTGATGAAGGCTTTTGACCAGCACACAGCTGTGCAAGTAGAAGCACTTCAACAGGATTGGGGTAGCGATTACGAAGCTAACTTGCGTTTCGCAAATCAAGCAATTCAAGCCGCTGGTCTGCAAACAGCAGATGTCGACTCTCCGACATTCGGTATTCGTCTAGCTGCCTACTTTGGCAAGGCATTACAAGAAGATATGCCGCCTCAAAACACCCAACAAAGTACTACTGAGAGTATTCAAGAATTGATGGCATCAGAGGCATACATGAATCCAAGTCATCCAGACCATAAGCGTGTTTATGCCCAAGTTGAAAAACACTATGAAAGAGTCAACCAATAAGGGGCTAACCTATGGCTAATGAATTTAAGATAACGGCCGCGTTTGTACAGCAATTCCACGACACTTATGAGATGGAATGTGCTCAAAATGAATCGCGGCTGCTAAAAACGATTGTGAATCGTGGGAAGATTGAAGGTGAATCATTCACTATCAATGATATGGGGCAAGTTGAAATGTCTCCATCTGGCAACCGCTATGGTGATACAACTTGGACAATTCCTGATGCTGGGGTCCGTACAGCGCTAATGTCAGATTGGGACTTGTTTATTCCTATTGAAAAGCGCGACCTACCAAAGCTAAAAGCAAATCCGCAAGATAAATATATGAAGCTTTTGCTTAATGCGCGTGGGCGTAAAATCGATGACTTGATTTATCAGGCTGCTGTTGGTGGGGTTACACGCACAACTGTAGATGATGCTGGTACAAAAACAACGACTACTGTCAACTTGCCAAATAGCCAAATTGTTTTGTCTTCATATGGAGATACCCTAAAAGACAAAATTATTAAAGCTAAAACCCTATTCCGTGATAATGAATGTGATGAGCAAAATGGCGAAGAGCTGTATGTAACTTACAATGCCAAGATGCTTGAGCTGCTTCTAAACGATGCAATTTTGATGAGTTCCGACTACATGGAAGTCAAACGTATGCAGTCAGGGGATGTATCAGGCAAGTGGCTTGGTGTTAACTGGATTGCTTACAACAAACTCAACAATGGTGCTGGTGGCGCAACTGAAAAGCGCGCTGCAATGTACACGGGAACTGCTATCCACTTTGGTGATGCAGACATTACAGGTTTTGATATCTCGACTCGTCCAGACAAAAAGAATATCAAACAGGTTGGTGGTGTTCACTCATTTGGCGCAGGCCGTGCTAATGAGAAGAAAGTGGTTGCTATCGACTTCTTAGTGTAAGTGCTTTCACCCCACTGTTAGGGCAGGCGGTGGGGTGCTTTTTATACTCAACAAAACACCTTTAAACCCCGAAGAAACTATCCAAAAAGCTTCGGGGTTTTCTTATGTCTGTATCAAAAGTCACCATTTGCAATAACGCATTGAGCATGATCGGTGGGCAGCAAATTGCTAGTTTTGAGGAAGACTCAAAATTAGCTCAAACGTGCCGTAATATCTATGACACTACGCGCTTATCCATATTGCGTTCGCATCCTTGGTCATGCGCCAAAAAACGGCAAATCTTATCTCCAGTCTCTACATATCCAAGCTTTGGCTATGCTCATGCATTCCCACTACCTAGTGATTACGTTCTGATTATTTCGGCTAACACTGAACGTTATGAAGTCGAGAACCGATATATCTTGGCCGACACCAAAGTAATCTACCTTGAATACGTTTTTGACAACGATAACGAGCAGACTTGGGATGCAATGTTGGTTGAAGCTATGACGTACAAAATGGCATCTAAGCTTTGTAAGCCAATCACGGGAAGTGATGCGGCTGGTCAATCTGCAGAAGCACAATTCCAGTTTTTGATTAAGCAAGCACGTACAGTGAATGGTCAAGAGCGACCAAGCCAAGACGTTCAGTACGCAGAATCAAGTTACTATTGGGAGCGCTTCTAATGAGACAGTGGATCCTAAAAAATAATCTGAGTTCTGGTGAGTTAAGCCCGTTACTTTGGACACGCACAGACATTCAGCAATACGCAAACGGTGCAAAAAAATTACTTAATGCATTGTCTTTGGTTGAAGGTGGAGCAAAGAAAAGACCAGGAACAAAGTTTCGTTCTATTTTTGCAGGTGCATTACGTTTAATTCCGTTTATTGCAAACTCAGAAAACACCTATTTGCTTATCCTTGGTGTGTCTTTCCTCAAGGTTTACAACCCAAGAACGTATGCAGTTGTTTATGAAACTGTGACACCTTACAACACGGGTCAAAAAGTGCGTGAAGTACAGTATGCACACACTAAATACCGCATGTACTTCGTTCAAGGTGATACACCTGTACAGCGTTTACTTTGTTCTGCTGACTTTACTAACTGGCAATTTGCAGCTTTTACCTTTGGTGTGAACCCTAATGATGAGTTAGGCAGCACTCCAAACGTAGCTTTATCTCCATCCGGTACAGAAGTAGGGAAAGTTATTTCATTAACTGCTTCATCGTTTCCAAACTGGACAAATACAGAGACTTACTTAACTGGTGATCGTGTTATTCACAATAGTAAGACTTGGCGTGCAACCATTGACAATAAAGGGGTAGAGCCTACTGCTACTGCAACACAGTGGGAGGAAGTAACAAACGAAGCGGCAAATGTTTTTACACCTGCAAGTGTTGGTTCAATTGTTGAAATTAATGGCGGCCAAGTGAAAATCACGGAATATGTGGATCCATCCCGTGTGAACGGTGAAGTTCTGGTAAAACTTACTTCCGATGTGCAGGCAATTGCTAAATCTTGGGTTTTAAAAAGTATCGCATTTAGCGCTGAGGCAGGCTATCCCAAGGCAGTATGCTTCTTTAAACAGCGATTGGTATTTGCCAATACAAAAACAAGCCCTAATCAGATGTGGTTTAGCCGAATTGGTGACGATGGCAATTTCTTAGAGACTACTCAAGACGCAGATGCGTTTAGCATTGCTTCAAGCTCAGCTCAATCTGACAATATTTTGCACCTATCACAGCGTGGTGGCGTAGTTGCATTAACTGGTGGTGCTGAGTTCTTAATTAACTCTCAAGGCCCTTTAACACCAGCTTCAGCACAGATTGATGAGCATACTTCTTATGGTGTTCAAGCAAATGTTAAGCCGTGCCGCGTAGGTAATGAGCTTCTCTTTGTGCAACGTGGTGGTGAGCGTTTACGTGCAATGTCATACCGTTATGAAGTTGATGGCCTTGTCTCGCCTGAATTGTCTCAAATTGCCCCGCACATACCTGAAAACCATGCAGGTATTAAAGAATTAACCTTCCAGCAAACACCAAACTCAATTGTATGGATTGTTATGGGTGATGGTGCAGTCTCAAGTATCACACTAAACCGTGATCAGGAAATGAATGCTTGGTCTCAGCATGATTTTGGTGGTCAGGTTTTATCTATCTGCGCCTTGCCAACGGGATTAGGTGAGGACCAGTGTTTCATGCTTACTAATCGCAATGGCTCTACAGTTTTAGAAGAGTTTAGCGAGTCTGCACAGAGCGATTGTGAATTTGATATCAACGTTACTAATGGTGTTGGGTCTATTTTAAATCTTGATATTCAGGTTTTAGATAATCCACTGGTTAATTTTAATAATACGGATGGATATTTCTATTCAACTTACACAATTGATGGCACCAACATTAAGCTATCTAACACTGATCTAACCCAAACAGTACACCTTGGCCAACCGTTTAAAACTGAAATCGACCTATTGCCACCAGACTTTAGCCAAGTACCAACAACTGCAATGTTTCATAAGATTCAGGTGCACGAAATGGCTATCTTTTTGAATGCATCGGTTGGTGGATATATCAACGGGCAGGAACTATCTACCAAGTATTACAACCAATCAGCGTTCGTAAACTTGCCTTACACTGGCTATGTAGTCGATTCATTTGTTGGATGGCAATCATTACATGAACTTGAGGTCAAGATAACACACGACAAACCTATGCCTTTACACATGCAAAGTATCTCTATGTTGGTATCAATTAATGAGAAATGAGATGCAAGTACGGGCAGCAAACCTAAATGATTTAGATACGCTTGTTGATTTCGGCAAGCGTCTCACTAAAGAATCGCCAATTTTTTCAAAACAAGGATTCGATGAGCAAAGCGCATCTGATCTATTCGAATATTTAATCAAAAAACATAACTCAATTTTTCTAGCCCTAGATGAATATCAAAATCCAGTGGGCACAGTCATCGGTGTTATTGAAACGGACTGGCGAACAGGGCACAAATTAGCTTTTGAACAGGGCGTTTATGTCCTTCCTGAGTACCGTAAATCAAATATTGCCAAGCTTTTAGTAAATACTTTCATTGGATGGGCACAGCTTAAAAATGCTGACCGTATCCAGATCGGAACCATGACAGGCATCCATGCAGATAAAACAGTAAAACTCTATGAAAGTCTTGGCTTTAATTTGATTGGCTATGTTCTTGAGATGGAGGTTTAAGCATGTGTGGGGCACTTTCAGCTTCAAGAGAAGCATTTGAGATAAGCGAACGTTCATCAAGGAAACGGCCGATTCAGAAGCCCAAAGATGAGCCAAAAAAAGAATCATTCAAATCATCAGGATATGATGCTGTCGATGCGCAACTAAAAACTGCTCAAAGCATCATCATTTACTCATCACTATTTTAAGGGGAATAGACATGTGTAAAGGTGGTGCTATTTCTTCGGGCCTTGAAGCCGTTGGCAATATCTCAAATGCGCTTATGGCAGACGCTACAGCTAAGGGTAATGCAAAAACAATTCAATCCGTCTCCAAGGTTCAAAGCAAAAAGATTAAAGAACAAGGGCAGCGTGACGCATCAAGTGCTATGGCTGCGGCTGCTGAAAATGGCTTGGATGTAAATGTAGGTGCGCCAGTTGTAATCAGTGATGAGATTATTTCGGATGCTTCTTACAACGCCTTATTAAACCAAATGCAGGCAGGTTATGCGGCTGCGGATGTACGTCGTCAAGGTAAGGCACAACGTAACAATTATGGCATGAAGGCGGCAAGTAACATTATTGATACAGCAGCACAAGCATATGGTGGGTGGAAATAATGCGTATTCCTATTTCTCGTGGTCGTGAAGCACCACAGGCTCAAATGCAATCGTTTACGCCTAACACTGGCTTAGCCGAAATTGGCCGTTCTATTGGTGGGGCGTTTGAAGCGCGTAATGAAGAAAAAGAGAAAAGAGAGAAAGCGGATTTTGCTTTGCAATCCTCAAAGATTGGTTCTGATATTTCCGTTGTAGATAATGATCTCGTGCTTAAGATGCAAAGTGGCGAGATGAACTACGAAGACGCCGTAAAACAAAGACAAGAAAGTCTTAAGACAATTAAAGATCAGTATAAGACTGCCGTACCAAAACAATTCGAGCAAAGCTTTAATAATTACTTTGAACAGCATTCTTACCAGAGCGCATCCAAGTATTTGCCGATCGCACAGAAGTCAGAACAGCAACAGGCCATTGTCCAGCTCAAGGACATGCGAGAAAACTACCTTAAGAATCCCAATGCTTCTGAAAAAGAGGTCTGGAATGGATTAGCTTTGTATGCGCAATCCAAAGGCTTACCTCTGGCTCATGTTCAGGATACTTTTAATGAGTACAAAAATAATCGTTCTAGCATTGATGTTGCTGCATTCTATTTAGGAAATAAGTCAGATAATGAAAAACTAACTGAACTAACGACTCCTGAAGCTGTAATAGCAAAACATCCTAATTTAACTCAAGAGCAGGCTGTTTACTGGAGTGGCCGGGCATTAACCCAGATTGACCAGAATAACCGTGCGGCTGCACTGCAGCAAAAACAGTTAGAAGATGATGCCAAAGATGCTGTTAATGAGATGAAGGCAGATATTGAAACTGGGTTAATCCCAAGTGAGGCGGTAATCAAGTCTCGTTTGGCACGTGTTAAAGGAACTGAAAAAGAATCTGAGTTTGTTCAATATAGTGGAGCTTTGGTTGAAGTACAGCAGTTCATGAGACTGGGAGCGGATGAACGTGAAGCTTACCTCAGTAAAAAGCGTTCAGAGGCTCAAAATACGGCGCAAGATAATGCTAAAGACGTGAGCTGGAAGTTAAACCTTCTGTCTAAAACGCATGAGAATATGCTCAATTATGAGAAGAATAATGCGTCTTTAGCGTATTCCATTAAAACCGGTCAAGACCTGACAGTGGTACCGACCAATGCGATATTGAGTGGTAGTCCAGAAGCAATCGCTGCAGTATCAAAAAATATTAAAGCCATTCATGCAAATAACATTCTGAATGGAACTATAGGGTCGTTAAATCCTTTCTCTACTCAACAACAATCTGAATTAAAGCAGTTCTGGGAAAAAGCCAGACCAGGTGACAAGTTAAGCTTGCTGACCAGTCTACACAAAGCGAGTGCTGGTAATGCTAATGCTGCGCGAGATATGATTAATAGTATTGCCGGTGAAAGTGGTGCGTACCGTTTATCTGCTTCGCTTAATAGCCGGGGGTTGCAAGACATTGCCGGCCAGATTATTACCGGGCAGGATCTACTGGATAAGAACCTGGTAAAAGTTGATGACAATGCCCTAAGAACCTACACAGCAACGTACCTGGCTGGCATCACTTCACCAGGCAAACCAGACTTCCAGATCTATTTGGAGTCAGTCAAAGCCAACTATGCTTATTTGGTTCAGAAATCAGAAAAAGTGGCTGATTCAAAGGGAAGCATATTAAATAAAACCATAGACGAGGATTTGTTTAATAAAGCGATTCTCAATGTAACTGGTGGCAAATTCACTTCAGGGGGATTCTTTGGAAGCAAATCTGTAGTACTTCGGCCTCATACCGTTAGTGAAAAGGCTTTTCGTGAGCAGCTGGAGAGCTTTAACTCCCGCAATGCCAGAACCTACGGCGGATCTGATAAAGACTTCTTCTTGGATCTGCCTTTAGAGCAAGACCCTAAAAATCCATACGTCTATTACTTCAAGAATGGTACCAAGTACATCATGGATGCCACCGATAAGAAGCGTCAAACACGTTTAACATTTAAAGTGAGATGAGGTAAAGATGGATTTTTTAGCAGATGATGAATTAACGTTAAATCAGGACGATCCTCGCTTTAAACCTAAAAGTGAGCGCGGCGGATTTAGTGACGGCGTATTAGGTGCTGTTTCCGGTGTTGCCATGGGTACCATTGAGGCTGCTACTGCACCGGATGCCTTGATTCGTGGTGACAAGAAATCAGCAGCTCTAAGAGCACAAAACCTTGAGATTTTTAAGCCTGATGACTTAGGGGGTGTGGGTGAGTTTACCTACGGCCTGACCAAAGACTTCACACGTATTGGCTGGAACGCCGTCACTACACTAGGTACAGGCGGTGTGCCTGGTTTAGCTCTAAATTCAGGTTTATTTGGTTATCAGACTTTTGAAGCAGAAAAATCAGACTTACTTAACAAAGGGGCTGATATACAAACAGCTCGCACCGGTGGTGCGGTTAAAGGTGTTACAGATGCTTTGGGTTTTGCTATTCCTACCCATGGTGTGTCTAAGTCTGTAATTGCTGACGCCGTAGCTACTACCGCGCTGGCTACTGCAGCGGGTTCAGCCGGTGACTATATCGAAGGTTCATATTTAGAAAACAATGAAAATAAGAAGGTTGCTCAATACGGCGAAGCATTAAAGGAAAATGCATTAAGTCCGTCTACATTGGCAGCAAACGGCGGGATGGCCTTACTACTCAACTTATGGGCGAATAAAGGGAAATTACGACCAGACCAGGTCAAAGAACATAGCAACGTGGATGCTATGAATGATGCAGCTCATATTCAAGCCAATGTCGAGCATGCAGAAAGTGTAAACCCATTCAGTCCAACAAATGCAAAAGAAGCTAATTCGCACTTTGCAGCATTGGATAGTGCTATGGAAAGCGCGCTGAATGATGAACTGGTCAACTTAAAGGCCCCTGTAACTGGAGCACCAAAAGCACCGAAGGAAATTACCAAGCCATTAAACAATGTGATTTCAGGTACTCCAAAAGGACTTTCAAGACCAGATCCTATAAGCACAGAGAAGCATACAGCTCAGGCCGTTACCAATCCTATATTGGATAAAAAGCCATGGGCAAAGGCGATAGCTCAGGAGGCTTCAAGCCGTGGCATTAATCCGGTTGATGCTCTGGTCATTTCTCATTTGGAAACTGGTGGCACTTTTGATCCAAAGATTCAGCCACCAATCGATAAAAAGACAGGAAAGCCAATATCGTCTGCTACTGGTTTATTCCAAACCCTTGATGGCACCTTTGCGCGTATGGGAGGTAAGAACAAGTTTGATGGCAATGATCAAATTAAAGCAGGCCTGAACTACTACAAACATAACGCTGAGGTTTTCCGCAACCACTTCAACCGAGATCCGAATGGCTTGGAGCTTTACTACCTGCATTTCTTTGGTGAAGGTGGTGGACCTGTATTTTTAAAAGCTAAAGACAATGAGTTATTTGTGGATGTCGCTACTCGCTGGAGTAAAGGTACTGAGAAAAAGACTGCAAGGCAGATTGCAGAAGGTATCACGGCGTCCCATAAATTTAATGGCATGACTGTAGGCCAGGTAAAGGCCAAGTATCAAAAGCGCTGGGATGATGTAGCCAAGCTGTATGAAGGCGTAGGAAGTCTTTCTGATAGCGGCTCTACAGTGGTAAGAGGAAGTGAATCTGAGTTCCCAGAATTTGAATCTGATATCGCTGCACCACCAGCCTATAAATCTCAAACCGATGCTGAAGTTGAGGCAATGCCATTTGTACTGACTACTGATGAGCATAGTGTCAAATCACTCCAGGAGGAGTTTGAAGCGCTGTCCTCACCATTGACCAAAGAGGATCTGGAGTACTTAAAGGCTACGGCGCATTACCAATATTCAGAAGGCAGTGCCTATCGAGCGCCGTATGTAGAGCCTCAGGTGGATCTGTCTGGTCCAAGTAATAGCGCCACCCGCACATTGGATACATTGGATTCTGACCTCCAGCACGTGATGTCAGAAGAACAGCGCTTTATTTTGGCTGAGCCTGAAGCGAATACTGTCGATATTAACAGCCGTCAACCTGGACAGGATATTCAACAAAATTCAATTACTGCAGGAGTAGATAATTGGGTTCCAACCAGATCGCCGAACTACCTGAAACGAGAGCAAGCGCTGGATGATGGTCGGGTTATTCAAGAGTTGCATAACAAAGCATCCAATACAACATTCCAACGTGAAATCAATCAGGATGGCTCTATCAGTCCTGTGAAGGCTACTCGAAACGGAAGTGACCTGTTTGCTCACCCTGCGAATGGAAAAGCTAATCGCCCTGAACTAACAGCCGTCCAGCACAAGGCAGCTCAGGCATTGGAGCGCGAATTCTGGAAGCCAGGAAAATCGAAGGTCGAGGGTGCACCGGATTTAACTAAAGCCAGTAAGGGTGAGTACGGATCATTTACCGAGACTCCAGACGGGCGTGAAGCGGTTTCAATTCTGGAAGCGGATCCAGACATGGAAGTGACATTTACCCGTTTAGACGAGAACGGGAACGAGGAGATTGTGACAATGTCCTCCCGGGATCTACTGGACTATGTCAGAGAGCAAGAAGAAATTGCGAAAGATGAAATCCAGGCGGTTAAGGCATTGGCAAGCTGTGCATTAAAATTTGGGAGTGAAGCAGCATGAGAGCTGAATGTAGAGAACAAGTCGCGAAGGCATTAGGGAAAAGAAAATTAAGTGCAGCTGACAGTAACCGTATTTCTTCTCTGTATATACGTGCTCAGAACGTATTAGCGCGTACAGATCCGGACTGGCTTTTCAAAAGTCCGGCTGAACGTGCGGAAGCAATCGCGCAGAAAACTGCTACTGATCTCGCCGTCCAGATTGCCAAGAACAATCAGAACATTGCACGTGATGCCATCATCAAGGCCCAACTGCAGAACGAGATTTACAATCATCCAAAGCTGAACCCGATTCAGGCTCTCATGCGGAAAATCGCATACTTCTCTGATCAAAGCGGTATCCAGTCGATAGAGAAACAAGCACAGGCCTTACATAGCCGCTGGATGTCTCTGGTTGCAGACGTGTTTACCAAGACTCAGGAACGCTTTGGCATGTCAGTGAACAAGGCCATGACGGATGACATTATCCGGGTCATGTTTGGTGGCAAGTCTGATAATCCTGAAATTACCGCCATGGCCAAAGAAGTAAGCGCTGCTTTGGAGGAAATGCGGTTAGCCTTTAACCGTGCCGGCGGGAACATCAAGAAGCTGGATAACTATGGCTTCATGACATCACATGACCAGAAGAAGGTAGCTTTGACTGATCAGGCTGAATGGGTGAATGATGTCATTTCCGGTCTGGATCGAAGCCAGTATGTCAAAGAGACAGGGGAATTAATGGATGAACTTGAGCTGAAAACCATGCTCGAGGAAGTCTATAAAACCATTTCCACAAACGGCGCCAATAAGGATCTACAGGTCCTGACCAGGCAGGCAAAAGCCGGAGCATCACCTGTAGGTGGTCGCTCCAAGATGGCGAATCGTCACCAAGAGTCCAGGGCTTTGCATTTCAAGGATGGTGACGCATGGCTGGCGTATCAGAAGAAATATGGAACTTATGATGAAGCAGGGTTTCTTGAGATTCTGAAAAACCATACTCACCGCATGAGTACAGAAGTGGCCATGATGCAGAACCTTGGATCCAATCCTCGTAATACATTTGAGTCGTTATTGGATGAAGCCAAGATCAAACTGAAAGCAGATCCACAGAATGGCATGAAACATGGTGAGATTGATAAGCAGGCTCATCGGGCCATGTCCATGTATAACACTCTGGATGCCAATACCCGGGCGATTGATTCAACCTTAGGTAACGTTATGGGTGGATTACGTGCCTTAATGGTTGCATCTAAATTAGGTGGCACCACGCTGACGACCTTTGGCGACCATGCCAGTATGAAGAAGGTCGCTAATATGCTGGGCCTGTCCTATACCAAATCGATCCTCCCTGAATACATGAAGCAATTGAAACAGGGTGCCACACGTGATGAAGCATTGCGGTTTGGCCTTGGGATTAACGAAATGGCCGGTTCAATGACCCGTTTCGGTGATGCTGATATTGTCAGTAGTGCTACCAAGTCAGGCCGCTTTAATGCACGTATGCAGGCTTTTGCTGCAACAACTATGAAACTATCAGGACTGAACGCCGTCACCGCAGGAGCGAAACGAGCGCTTAATCTGGTGCATATGAATAAGCTTGCTGAAATGACCCGTAAAACGGATTGGAAGGATCTTGGTGCAGATGATCTTAAGATCCTGCAGGGGAACGGTATTACCGAACGTGACTGGCAGTTGTGGCAGCAGCTGGAGCCAAGTAAGCGTGAAGATGGGACGGCGGTACTTTCGCAGAATGACTTCTTTAATGCACCAGATGATGTGATTAAGCAGTTCTTGCCACTGGACAAGCAGGACAATGCTAATGCACTGGCTGACTTCCGGTATAAAGCTGCTATGAAATACCAGACTCATATCTTTAATGAGGAGTCAGTCGCTATTATCGAAGCAGGTGTACGTGAACGTAGCATCATTAACTTAGGTGAAGCCGGAACTATCCAAGGGGAATTGGGCCGAACCCTATTCCAGTTTAAGGGCTTCCCATTGGCTTATATGTTCCGTATTGGTCATCGTGCCTTTGCCCAAGGAGATATTAAGAGCAGAGTGACGTTCTTGGCTTCGCTACTGGCTTATCAAACTTTAGCAGGTGCATTGATCGTTCAGACTCAGAACTTAGCCAATGGTAAGAATCCAGAGCCGGTATTTACGATTGATTTCTTTGGTAAATCACTTCTCAAAGGTGGTGGGCTTTCTTTCTTGGGTGACATGATGTCCGCACTGTCGGATCCAACCGGTCGAAGTGCATCAGACTTTATCAGTGGCCCATTACTAGGCCAAAGCATGAAGTTGGGTATGCTGCTAACAGGTATGGGGAATAACTTTATTGAAGGCAAGGAATCTACGCGAATGATGGAAATTGCAAATACTTTAAAAGGGAATGTCCCATTACAAAACCTATGGTACAGTAAACTTGTAGTAGATCGAATGCTATACTCTAAACTTCAAAATATGATAGATCCAGATTATTTGCCTAAAACACAACAACGGCTTGAAAATTTAGGCAATAGTTATTGGTGGGATATGAGTGAACAATAAATGATTGTGCTTATTGCTATTTGCCTAATGGTAATTGCAGGTGTCCTGTTAGCTTTTTATTTTAAAAGTTACCCTGTGAACTCCAGTGAGATTGGTGGAAAAATTACTAATGCTAAAGAAAATCTGTTAAGGCCAAAGCCTATACGTTTTGAGCGATATGTAGATTTGCAACAGTATGTCTATAATAATATAGACTGTGAGCTTAAACATTTTAATCCTTTAGTTGGGAAGGTAAGCAGGGTTTATTCAAAAGAAGAAAATGCACAAATTGCTATATTAACTGGGGATGTTGAGCCTATTAAGATGGTTCAGGCCAAGTTATTAACCGATCAAGGTGTAATAGATGTGGAATTATTTATCCCAAAACTTGATGCTACTGTAAGTATTGATGATTTAATTGTCGCTATTCCACAGGAACTACCTCCCTTGCGATTTGGTGGAGGAGTTGACAAGTTAGCAGATAAATTTGCTTATATTGCTTCAGGGACAATAGAGCCTATATACCTTGGCAAGAACTATGGATGGAAGCCAAAGGAAATATTTATTGATCCTAATGCAAATAGTTAGAAACTATAGATATACTGGTAATAGTTGTTAGATAAACACCCAACACACCACTACATAAGCCCTTGTATATATGAACTATATGCGAGGGCTTTTTTATGCGTGATGATCAAACTAAAGAGTTAGAAGAGCTAACTGAAAAAATGACAGATGATCTTATTCAAATTGCATATGCTGCAAGTGAATGTGGTTTTGAAACACCTGAAGATCGCGGTAATAAAGTATGGCTCTACAAGGGGTTGAACCAGTGTGCCTCAGCTATCACAAAAGTTGAGCAAGTTCTTGCATATCGTAGAGGAACATTGCCGCCTTCAAGTACAGATGAGGATACGCAAAAGAAACATGAACAAAATCTAATTAAAAAAGCAGAAGCTGAAGCAGAAAAAATTAGACAACGGATGAGCTGATGACTAAACCAAAAATCAGCTTTCTAGCTTTCTTTTTAATTTGGGCAGATATACAGGGTTGGAAGGTTCCAGATTTCCATGCCCTTGTTTGTATTTTCCTAGAAAACTTTTATATCAAGGGCCGTACTGCACTGCTCATGATGCCGCGCGGGCATTCAAAATCTACAATTCTGGATGTTTTCAATGCATGGGTTATTTACTGCTGGCCCGAAACACAGATACTCCACCAAGGTACTACAGATGATGATGCCTATAAGTGTAGTAACGGGACTAAGTTAGTCTTAGAAAAGCATCCTCTTTGTGTTGACAATCCAGACGTTAAAAGAAAAAAAGGTGAAACGGAACGCTGGTGGGTAGCCGGTACGGATGATGTCCGTTATGGAACCATGTTGGCGAAAGGCATTCTTTCGGGGGTAACAGGTCACCGCGCTCACTTCATCCAAAACGATGACGTTGAAACACCAAAAACAACGGGCTCACCAGAAGCCCGAGAAAAACTTACCTACAGATTATCTGAACAAACACACATTGCCTTTCCCGGTGCAAAGAAGCTTTGGATCGGTACGCCACACTCACATGACTCACTTTACGACAAGATTAAAAAGCTACGTAAAGTAGATATATTGGTGCTCAAAATGTTTGAAAATGAAAAGCGCATTGAGAATGCATTAGCGGGCGGTAAATACCTTTTAGACTTTGAGCCAATACATGCTTTTGCTGGGATTGGGCAAGGGGCGAAATACCTTAGTAAAGGCCAAGACTACACTCTAAAAAAAGTAAATGATCTATATGAAGTGACTTTAGCTAATGATCATTATGTAGCTGATTTCTATTCAGAAGGAATTTGGGCAGAACGTTTTGATGCGGAAGAAATGGCATCACGCCGAGAGGAATGTAAAACCCTTAACGAGTGGGACTCTCAATATCAAATGCACGCTAAGCCTATTGGTGATGTGCGTTTAGACCCAGATAAGATCATAGCTTATAACTGTGAACCAGTTCTTAAACGAGCCAATAGAACAACTATGTTTATGATTGGTGAGCGTCAGATTGTTGGTGCAACATTCCGTTGGGATCCATCATCAGGAAAGCTTAAGTCAGATATTTCATCTACTGCATTAGTCTTCCATGATGATATAGGTAATAAATATTGGCATAGATCGATTGCGCTTAAGGGCGAAGTAATTGAAACCGATGCTGATGGACGTGTGATAGGCGGTCAGGTTTGGCAGCTATGCAACATCATCAAGGAATTCCATTTATCTAAAGTCACTATTGAGACAAATGGTATCGGTAACTTTGCACCAGCAGCGTTAAAAGCTGCTCTAAAGACTCGTGGAATACGTTGTGGTGTAACAGAACAGCATTCAACTAAATCTAAAAATAAACGCATTTTAGATGGTATTGAAGGGCCCTTAATTTCTGGCCTGCTATGGGCTCATGTATCTGTACTTGAAGATGAGAACGGAGAAGATTCAGCACAAGTTAAACAGATGCGTGAATTTAACCCAGCTATTACCGATCAACCAGATGACTATTTAGACTCATTAGCAGGTGCAATCGTAGAAGCTCCTGAAAGGGTTGGTAAATCACTCAACCAAACGGACTATAAAGAAACGCCTAATTGGAGAACAAACGGTGGCGTATACGAAGCCACAGTAGACTTTGATTAGGGGTAGGCTATGGCAGTACCAGAACAGACGCCATTTATAAAATATACAGCGAATGGAACTACTACAGTTTTCCCACTTCCATTCCAGTGTGAGAAAGCAGAGTACTTAATTGTAAACCTTGATGGCAATGAGGCGCCTGTAGGTTCTTGGAGCTTTGTGAATGATAGTGTGACGTTTAATACTGCTCCAGCAAATGGGGTTTTAATTGAAATTAAGCGTAATACTCCATTCCAAAGAACAACTGAGTATCAATCTTACAATAATTCATTCCGCCCAGCCCCAGTAAACAAAGACTTTGATTTAATTTGGTGGAAGCTTCAAGAACTTGGAGTTGCTAATTGGCTCACTGATACAGATATTAAAAATCTAAATATCTATGTAAATTCACTCAATGAAGAAACCCGTGAAGACTTTTTTAATAAGCTGTTCAATCTTGAGCAGAATACAAATGCAATGCTTGAAGAAGCGATTGCAAATGGTGCTGTAAGTGCACTTGCCGTAACTGTTGTTGAATGCCTCGATGATTTAATAACTGTAAAAAAATGGCAAGGCCGTACAGTGAATGTGCGTTCGGTTATTAGAAATAAACATCTTGGTGGGGGTACTTTTGTATTTAATAAAAACAGTACAAGAACCCCCGATGGGTATGTCGTTGTTGCAGATGTTGGAGGTAATTGGGAAAAAATTACAGTAGCTTTCCCAACAGTTGATGATTTTGGTGGCCTTGGTGACGATCCAAATTATGACGATGCGGACGCATTCATTCGATGTGCATTAAGCCCGTATACTGGTTCGAATATTTATCTTGCTAACAGACAAGTTGAATATCGCATCAATAAACAAGTTGATTGCAAGGGTAAAGGGATTGTTGGAGGCGGCTTTAGTAGACAAAATGCTACTGCGTATGCAATGAACTCCTTAAAAGTTAGACCAGGTGATTATTCGAATGATTATATATTTTTCAATAATATGGCTTTTATTAATGTGGGAGCTGAAGTACGAGATTTACAATTAGTAAGCGAGGGTGTTTCAGAAAATATTTCGGGTTTAAAAGTCGACGGTTATAACTTCACACTTTCAAATGTAAATATTTCAGGCTTTTACAATCAAGTATATTTATCAAATGCAACGGTTTCGTTCCGTGTCCAAAATTTGATGTCAATTAGTGCATCAAATGCAGGGTTTTATATTGCTGATGTTGATTCTAAACAAAGTACTACTGCATATTTTGACAACTGCTCATGGCAATGGGGTAAATACCCTGTGCTGTTTGCTAAAGAAGCTTATCAGTGCGTCTTTAATAATATTATTCTTGAATATATGCAGTTTGGCCTCACGGCAGGAATTTGGTCGAATTGCTCATTCAATGCAATTTGGGCAGAGCAAACAAGAGATGGTGTAGCTCGTGACTGGCTTGTAAATACTTCTTATCAACAAACATTTAATTGCATCACTAATAATCTATACATTAGAACGCCTTGGCTAAATCGAGCTGACACAACTGCTTTGGCTGTATCAGATAATATTGGTGGTGTTGTTATCGATAAGAGCCGCATTACCTTGGGCGGTGCGACGGGTGCGAAAATACAACTTTCCCCATCTGGTTTAGCAACACTTTTTGCTAAGTGGTATGGTGGTATTAATCGAAGATTATTAATTACTACTCAACCGACCGCGGCAGATTCTGGGTATAAAACACCAATCCACATCAATGCACCTAATAGCGAATTGTATTTTGGAAATCAGGATGAAACATCAGTTTCAAGTGTAGTATTTAAGCGAGTAATTGGCGCTACTGCTGCAAATACACCTTATGTTGCATCTGATGCATGGACTAAAAAAATTCGAAAGTGGAATACATACAATCACGAAGTATCAAAAGTCGGTCGTTTTATTGCACCGATGATGCTGACTTATGATGTCAACTTTACTACCCAACAAAATAACGCAGGCTGGTCTATCTCAAAAGAGTCTACGGGAGTCTATAGATTGCAACGAGATGCGGGCGTAACAACTGAATTAGCAAATCCGCACATTTTTGTTTCTGGCATTTTTTCTGGAACGGGATTAGGTGATGGAAAGGCTATATTGCCACCGACGCTACAAGCAATTGAAGCATACAGTGGGAGTTGGTCGTCTTACAAAGTTGCAGCTGGAGTCAAGTTGTTTTTTATAGATTTGACAGGTGCGTTAGTTGATCCAATGCGCTTCTCAGTATCATTCACACTAGAATCAGGAATTTAATATGAACTACGCAGATATGTATGTACAGGGTGCACTGCCAAAGATTGAGGCAGACATTGCACAAAACGGAGTATGTACTCTTTATTCAAAGATGACTTTAAATGAAGAAACAACAACGGCCATTTCAGATCTACTTCGTGAAAAAGGCTTCAATACGGAAGTATCAATTGAAGATGATCCTGATTTTATTGGTAGTCGATATAAGCTTGTAATTAAAAAAGCATCGTAACTACACACCAAACCACCACAAGCCCTAGCTTTTAATAAGTTAGGGCTTTTTTATTGCCGAAATTAGGGGGAAGGCATGACTGAAAATGAATCGTATGGGTTGAGATTTGAAAAGAAAATTGACTCCATTCAGAGTGATATCCGCATGTTGTCAGATCATGTTACTCGACTGACTTTCATTAATGAAGCGCACAAAGAGACTAGCGAACAGAACAAAAAGGATATCGATACATTGGATATCAAAGTCGCCAATTTAGAAAACCGCACAGCAGCGCAAGATGGTGGAATTTCTGTGCTGCGTGTATTGCTGGGAATATTTGCAGGCATCGTATTTTCTTTATGTGCTTGGGTTGGTTCTTCAATTATTCAATTAAGCCAAGACCAGTCTTTAATTAAAGAGAAAGTATCACGATTGGAGAAAGCAGGACGATGAACAGTGAAAATACAAGAGCTTATCTAGCTTTCGCATTAGTGGGACTGATGTTTGTTTTAGTGATTGCTTTATTTTTTGTGGATATGCCGCGAGAAAACAGCAATCTGATTAATACGGCATTGGGCTTCATTGCTGGGGCTATGACAACTGCATGTGGTTTTTATTTTGGTAGCTCTGAATTAGAGAAAAAGAAAGGTGAATCTAATGACAACTAAACCATTCTTCGATGCTGCCCGAGTGATTGCAGGCGGCAAGCTTACACAAGCACAAGTAGACGAACTAAATAAGGTGGTCGATAAACTTGCACCTGGTGGGAAAACTACAAGTGATGTTGGTGTAAACCTAATATCTGGTTTTGAAGGCACACGATTCACAGCCTATGACGATGGGGTAGGAGTCTGGACCATTGGTACTGGCACAACAGTTTATCCTAATGGCGTGAAGGTAAAAAAAGGGGATACTTGCACATCTGAGCAAGCTAAGACTTACTTTAAGCATGACTTAGCGAAATTTGAAAAGACAGTTAATGAATCTGTGACTGTGCCTTTAACTCAAAATCAGTTTGATGCTTTGGTATCGCTGACTTATAACATCGGCTCAGGCGCTTTTAAGAATTCAACTTTGCTTAAGTTGCTTAATAAAGGTAACTACAAAGGCGCTGCTGATCAATTCCTTGTCTGGAATAAGGCAGGTGGCAAAGTCATGAAGGGTCTAGTTCGTCGACGAGAAGCTGAACGAGCACTCTTTTTAAAGAAGTAACTTATATGTGCAAGCGTACCAAAGTTGCATCGATCATCACATTGCTGTGTTTAATCTTCTCAGGTTGCACAGCTCACACTATAAATAGTAATGTGAACGTCTCGATTTGTGTAAGGGCTTTGTGATGTCGCAAGTCATGATCATGGTTTCAGAAGCGGGGAGAATGGAGAATACTTGCAATCTACCCGCTGATTTAGATAAGAATGGGAATGTTCTTAAAATTTATGACTACTCATTAAAAGAGTTACCGATTAATTTAGATGACACTGTGACTTACAATGGCAAAAGATGGACCTTTGATAAGAAGCAAAGTTTTTAGTCTTTCCAGCTATCAACAATATCAGCCCAGTCTTGCATCATTTTCCGTCTAGCCTCTAAGTGCTGCGAATGGTCGTACGATGCTTTTGTCTTGTTAGATTCAGCATGAGCAAGCTGTTTTTCTACCCAAGCTTCCTCATAGCCCTTTTCATATAGTAGGGTAGAAGCTGTAGCTCTAAAATCATGAGTGGTAACGCCTTTTAAGCCAATATATTCAAGCATACTGTTAAGCGTTTCTTTAGCTAACATGCCATCATTTTTCTTACTGAAAATAGCAGGGAAAACTAAATCGCTATCACCAGAGATTGTATATTGACGCTTAAGAACTTCATAAACTTGGTCAGATATAGGGAGAATATGGATTCTGGATTTCTTCATTGCCTCTTCTGGAAATCTAATAAGTCGTGTATCAAACTCGACCCATTTCCATTGCATTTTTCTAATTTCGATTGCCCGAAGCATTGTATATAAGAGAATGAAGCCAGCATTTTTGACCGTTTCTGTTCCATTGTATTTAGGCAATTGAGTTCTTGCTTTTTTTCTTTCTTCTTTGGTTAAGGCTCTTGCATGTTTTACACGAGGGCGCTTGATAACATCGCGTACAGCATAAGTCGGGTCATTCTCTAGTCGCAATGTGGCAATTGCATAACGGGTTACAGCACCAATAAATCTTCGATTTTGTAAAGCGGCAGATTCACCTGTCATTTTTCCATTGGTTTCTTTAGTAACACGATTAATCGTATTATTTAAAATCTTCAATACGTCAGCCGCAGTCACGTCTTTAATATTTTTTTTGCCAATAACTGGGCATATATCTTTTTCTAAAGCAGTATCGAACTTCTCTTGATAAATTTCAGACTTCAACGTCATACGTTTTTCTTTAAATTCGGCTGCAATAGCGTTGAATGTATTTTTTCCTTCTTCTAATGCCTTGGCCTTATTATTTTGTCTATCTTCTACTGGGTGTATGCCTTTGGCTAATTTTGCTCGCATTTCATCCTTTAAGATTCTAGCGTCTGCCAAAGTAATAGCCGGGTATTCGCCAAGACTCATAGAAGATTCTTTACCATTAAAAACAAACTTAAACCGCCAAACTTTAGCACCTGAAGGTCGGACTTCTATGTAAAGTCTATCTGCATCTAATATTCTGTAGACTTTTTCTTTAGGTTTCAGTGCTTTAATTTTAAGATCAGAAAGTTTTGCAGAGGCCATGAGGTAAGAGTAACTAGTTCGTTACCCGCATTATTACCCGTTTTTTTGGAGGATGTAAACAAACTATAAGGAACTAATAAGAACAACAACTTTTATAATTCAAAAACTTAGCTTTAAAAAAGGAACTATAGAGAATTAAAATAAACATCGACACTTATTATTCTTTACTACTGTTGCTTTCGCCATAATTCAAACTTCCACAATTGTCCCTATTGTGCCGTAAACTGATGCCAAGGTGAAGTTTTTTCCCACATATCAATATTTCGTCTCATGTATAACTTTTGCTAAAATAGGCGCACAATACAATTAGAGTACTAGCGGATGTCTAAAACGCGTGTAATTTATCCTGGAACATTTGACCCTATCACGAATGGGCACGTTGATTTAGTTACTAGAGCATCAAGAATGTTTGATGAAGTTGTAGTAGCGATTGCAATTGGACATCATAAAAACCCTTTGTTCAGCTTAGAAGAAAGAGTTGCACTGGCGCAATCATCATTAGGCCATCTATCAAATGTTGAGTTTGTAGGTTTTGATGGTTTGTTGGTTAACTTTTTTAAAGAACAAAAGGCCACAGCAGTACTTCGTGGTTTAAGAGCAGTTTCTGACTTTGAATATGAATTTCAACTGGCCAATATGAACCGTCAGCTTGATCCACATTTCGAGGCGGTGTTTTTAACACCTTCTGAACAGTATTCTTTTATTTCTTCGACATTAATTCGAGAAATTGCTCGTTTAAAAGGAGATGTAACCAAGTTTGTTCCGCAAGCTGTGGTTGAAGCTTTTGAACGTAAACATCAACAAGGTTGGTAACGTGTCGTTATATATCACTGATGAATGCATAAACTGCGATGTTTGTGAACCAGTTTGCCCTAATGAAGCGATCTTTATGGGCGAAGTGATTTATGAAATCAATCCGGATTTATGTACAGAGTGCGTTGGTCACCATGACCAGCCACAGTGCCAATTATTTTGTCCAGTAGACTGTATTCCAAAAGATCCGCAGCATGAGGAAACGGAAGAACAGTTACTCGACAAATATAAAAGATTAATTGCTCAAAAAAGCACAAGCAATTAGTCAATAAATTTGTTAATATGCGCCCTCGAAGTGAGCCGGATGGTCGCTGCTGTGGAGGTCTCCGTGACTGAAGCAGGAGAGGAAAGTCCGGGCTTCATAGGGCAGGGTGCCAGGTAACGCCTGGGCGGTGAAAGCCGACGGAAAGTGCAGCAGAGAGTAGACCGCCTCATTCGTGAGGTAAGGGTGAAAGGGTGCGGTAAGAGCGCACCGCGTGTCTGGTAACAGTTCACGGCATGGCAAACCCCACCAGAAGCAAGACCAAATAGGAATCCTAGGTGCGGCCCGTACTGGATTCGGGTAGGTCGCTTGAGCGTATGAGTGATTGTACGCCTAGAGGAATGACCATCCTCGACAGAACCCGGCTTATAGGCTCACTTCACCTCATTTTATTGAAAATTTTTCTTGACGCGCGGTTAAGAAGCTAAGATAATGCGCGCACAGTTTACGGCTATGTAGCTCAGTTGGTTAGAGCACCGCACTCATAAT